CCACATGGACATTATGTCCATGTGGAGATATTCAAACTTTTATCAGTAGTAACGATTTGTTACTCGAGTCTAATACAAGACTCTTTTTAGGGATTATGAAAACCTCAATTATGACAACCATGTCTTTTCGGGTTTTCCCCGAAAAGTTATTTGTCATGCTTGAGTTTTAAATCGTAATTGTTATTTAGAGTATTGTTGATCTCGTTTAACAGATATTACACTGAAACTGTTTGTGTGTCTGACCCAGTTTTATATCTATTCGCGTTCTGCTAACCATGCAGATATGTTGGCGTGTCTTAGTTCTTAAGGTTAAACTTATTTTTGAACCTAAACTTATAGTATAATTGAAGGAATCAGCCTTTTCTTTTAATGTACTTGTCCTTTAGTTTAGAGTGTGTGAACCCACACTTTGTTCAGGCTTTATGCCATAAAATGCTTTTACTAATCACCAGGAAGCATATATATGTCCTGCAAGATTTAAAGCTGTAATCGACAGCCTTTATAGAATGAGGTAGAACCTGTATCTATATCGTATACCCGTTTTTACGGAAGAGCCTCATTTCATCCGGCTGACAATAAGGATGGAGTTGTTTTGGACCTTTGCAAACATCCTAAAGGATCCCGTTGGAACCCTCTTCGGAGGAGGGCCGAACCCTAGACAAGACTCAGTAGTCGGCGTATTGTCTAGACTAATTGTGGGACGTAATGAACCCCGCGTTCTTCTTGAGAATTCTTGAAGACAGCAATTTAGTCGAACCTTTACCAACCGGTGTACGGAGAGTGTCACCCCGCCTGCGGTGAATAGCATTCTATGATGTACATGATTAAGGAATTTATTTTCCCAAAGTTGCTGTGTCGAAGCATAATGGATTAACCATTTTGCAGGCTTCTGCGAATTGGTTCCGTTGTGCTTGTCGTTTTCAAATTTTATGAATATGTCAAGCAATGGAACTTCTCTCGTGTGTAAAAACAGTGTTGCTAATTACAAAGAGGACAACACTACCTCTACGGAGGAAAATTACTCTTTTGTTCCCCAGAGCGAACAGTTCAATTCCAAACAAGCTGCTCGTTCGAAATTTCAGCAAAATCGTCGTTCTGATCGTAAAGAGAAGAATAAGAATTTGCGTCGGGAAGGAAAACCCGTACCTAAAAACCTACCCAAACCCAAGAAAGGACTTATTAAGCCTTACCAGGAGCAATCTTTGGTTGAGCATTTATATCCTGCATCTCTTATTGAACAAGCTAAATCTAAGCTTGTTGATCTGAAGATTTCAGATAAATCTACTCAGCTTTTAGATACTCTTGAGACTTTAGGTCTTTTGTCTTTTCTACTTCCAAATTGTTCTTCAGCCACTGAAGTAGCTGCCCAATTGGCTTTGGCTCTTAAGACATTGGTTAAGGGTTCTCTTATTGAAACTGCTGTTTCATCTTCACAGATGTTAGAGTGGTGTAAAGAGACTTTTGGCTATAATGTTTTTGAGCCCCAAGCTGGTGATGGGGAGTGTAATTCTTCTTGGTTGGGACTTTTGCCCAAGATTCAAGAAAATTGGGAACTTGTCCGTAATGCTCCAGTGTTTGAGAAAATTTCAAATCTCATTTCTATGGCTGCATCTATTGGACTTTGTAGTGTAACCAATCTTTCATGGTCAGTGAAAGGTATCGAATTGTTTCGTGCTGGTAGTATTCGTAAACATGTATCTGCGATTGATTTCGTAGGTGCAGTTTTGGATACTGTCATTGTGTTCATTGAAGGTGGTTATGAGTGTTTCAGACAAAAGTCGTTTTCCCCTCTCTTATTTTCAAGTGAGGAAGGACGTAAGTTTGATTCTCTCTATTTTACCCTCATTGAATTGCATGAACACGCCATGGTTTTCAATTTGGCTACCAAGCCTATTGAATATAATGGTGAGAAGAGACCTATTACTGATCTGGAATATGGTTCACTCCTGGATGAAGCTATTGAGATGGCTGAACGTGCATACAAATCTGCTAAGGGAACTTGGCAACAGTCTGTACTTGAGAAGCGTCTCACAGTGTTGCGCACCAATCGTGCTGCATATGCCGCTAAGCGTATTGACGGTTCCATGCGTCAGGCTCCCTTCACAATTTATATTTGGGGAGAGTCTGGTGTTGGAAAGTCTACTGTCGCTCAAGTAGTTATGGCTGATTGTTTGCGAGCAGCTGGTGCTGATCCAGATCCCAAGTTTACTGCCATTATCAAGGAATCAGACAAGTATGACTCTACTTTGAAGGGTGATACTGCTGGGATTTTCCTTGATGATATGGGCAATACCAAAGCTGATTTTATGGAGAAATCCCCAACTGAGCGTTTGATTGATATTAACAACAATATGATTACTTATGCGAACAAGGCCGATCTTCACGAGAAAGGAAAAGTTGAAGTTCGTCCTAAGATTTTAGTTGTTACGAGTAATGCTCCATTGGTTCAGCATGGTCGTTTAGGATCCATTAAACCATTTTCAATTGTACGTCGTGGTGATGTTCACATCCGTGTGACTGTCAAATCCGAGTTTGCAACTGATGATGGTAGATTGGATTCTTATAAGGCTATGTCATCTTTTCCTGAATCATCTTTGGTAACTGATGTGTGGGCTTTGTACGTTTATCTTCCTGATGAGAATAACAAATCTCTAATGTTGAAGCCCGCATTTGGTGGTGTGGAGTCTGGATCTGTTTCTATCAATGAAGCCCTTGAATATCTTACTAGTCGATGTGAGCGACATTTTGATATTCAAAGGCAAATCGTTGAGAAGGGACAGAGTTTGGTTTCTTCACGTGCGTATTGTTCTAATTGCAATCGTGCATCTGATTTGTGCAAATGTGAACATGAGAAACAGGTTAATTTAGAACTGTCCTTTGATCATATTCGTGCTAGCATGTCTCAGATGAATGCAGCATTGAACAATATTACTGTGTGTGTTCCTGAGCGTGTTACTGATTCTCCTATTGTTCAGAAAATGTATATGATGTATCATTACAACGATTTTCTGGATTTAGAGCGTCAGACACGTAGGGATTGCTTTGCGGTCTTTTGTGCCATTATGGTCGTGTTAGGCTTGAGAGGAAGTTTTACGTTCTTTTACTTTTGTGCATTTTCTGCACTATGTTTGAGTGCGTATTTCTGTACACTCGCCGCATGGCGTGATGACATGTGCACACGTTTGGCAAATAGTCGCACTGTCACTACTGATTTGTTTGCTTCTTTGCGTAAAAGCAAAGCAGTACAGTTCTTTTCAGTATGTGTGGTTGGACGTCTATTGTATTCGTGTGTGTTGTTTTTGCGGTCCACGCATAAGACTCAGAGTGCGTTGGCACCCGCGTCTGTTGCAGAAATCGCGAAACGTGACCAAGAAATCAATCCTTGGGCAACTCCTGTTGCAGCCGAACTTCATGTATCCGATAAGAATAAGAATATGACTCATGATCAAGTTTTGAACAAGGTTAAGAAAAATCTCTTCCATATTAAATTGGTTGAGAATAATTTTCAACAATCTTGCGATATTCTTGCTCTTGGTGGAACTCTGTATTTGTTACCTATGCACATTTTCAAAAATCGCAAAGATATGAAAGTGTTGGTGACTAAAGGAGACCCATCTGAGTTAAATTCTACATTTAAAGGTTACGTGAGTATTGCTGCAATGACTCCTATCCCTGGAAAGGATTTGTGTATTGTCAATATTCCTTCTGGAGGACCCATGGCAGATATTACTCATCTGTTCCCTGAATCAAGCAATGTTTCCGGAAGTGCTCACTTGTTGTATCGTCACCCTGACGGAAGTCTAGTTGATGATATGGTGCGTGCTAATTGGATTCGGAACTCTGAAGCTGGCGGTGCTGGTTACCATTATCATGCTCCTTACAATACCTTTACTGGTATGTGCGGAGCATTGTTGGTTTCAGCCTTTGCCAAGAGTTCGATTGTTGGCATTCATCTTCGTGGTATTCCTAATACTCCCAGTGCTAAAGCCTTGACTTTGACACGTGGTGAGTTGCGTAAGGCCATGAAGAAATGTGATGAATGGATTGGTACAATGCCTTCCCATGTTAATGGCACATTCCCCACCTCTCGGTATGAACAACAAGTAGTTACGACTCAGGAGATTCATCCTAAGTCTCCACTTAATTTTCTTCCTCCTGGAAGTAATGTGGAGTATTTGGGACAGAACCCTAATCGTGTTACTCATACTAAGAGTGAGGTTGTGAAGACACCGATCTCTGATTTGGTTGAAGAGGAAACTGGTGTAGCTAATAAGCACGGACCTCCCCAATTTCACCGTTGGAAGATGTGGCAAGCTTCTCTGGAGCACTCCGCTAATCCTGGTATGGGAGTTGAACCCACACTTATTGATCGCGCAGTTGTGGACTACTGTGGAGGATTGACAGATGTTTTGACATCTGATAGTTTCAAGGAGATGGTACACTCAGAGTTGAAGCCTCTTACGGAGATGGAGACTCTGTGTGGTCGTGATGGAGCACGTTTCATTGATGCGATGAAGCGTGGAACATCTAAGGGATTTCCTCTTACTGGACCTAAAAGTGAGTGGATTTATCTTTTGGATCCTGATGATTACCCAGACCATGCGTGTCCTGCCGAATGTGATCAACGTATTGTTGATGAATTCGAAAAGATGCGAGAAATGTTGAGGAGTGGAGAACGTTGTTATGCTATTTTTAAAGCTTGTGTAAAAGATGAGCCTACAAAGATTGGCAAAGACAAAGTTCGTGTTTTCCAAGCTGCTGATTGGGCATTTCAAATGTTAGTACGCATGTACTTTTTGCCCTTGGCACGTATTCTCTCATTATTTCCTTTGGTTTCTGAGTGCGCTGTTGGCGTAAATGCGATGGGGCCAGAATGGAATGATCTGGCTGTGCATATGCGCAAATTTGGTGTAGATCGTATTCTTGCTGGTGATTATAGCAAGTACGATTTGCGCATGCCTGCATCACTGATCATTGCAGCATTTAAGGTTTTGGTTAACGTTGCGGAAGAATGTGGACAGTATTCAGAGGATGATATTGTCATCATGAAAGGTATTTGCACGGAAATTGCATTTTCATGTGTTGCCTACAATGGTGATATCATTATTCATCGTGGTTCTAATCCTTCGGGACAGAATCTCACTGTTTACATCAACTGCATCGTTAATTCTCTTTTGATGCGTTGTGCATATTACCATATGTATCCTGCAGAGGAAGGAAATCCAGAACCTTTTCGTCATAATGTTGCCGCTATGACATATGGTGATGATGTAAAGGGTTCAGTTCGCAAGGGGTGTGATTGGTTTAACCATATTTCCTATGCTCAATTCTTGAAGGAGCGTGGAATGGTTTTTACCATGCCTGATAAAGAGTCTGAACCTACTCCTTACATGAAAGATAGTGAAGCTGATTTTTTGAAGCGTCATAATCTTTTTAGTGAGGACACAGGTCTTATCCATGGTGTGTTGGATGAGGCTTCTATTTTCAAGTCACTACACACCGTGCTCAAGTCTAATGCTGTGTCTACTCTCGATCAATCCGCAATGAATATTGATGGAGCTCTTCGAGAATGGTGGCAGTATGGACCTGAGATGTATGAGAAGCGCCGTGCTCAAATGCAAAAGGTAGCCCAGCGTGCTGGAATTGCCCATATGTGTGACGAGCTTGATACTTCTTATGCCACCCGTCTTGCAATGTTTAAGGAAAAGTACTCTCTTTAAATGTTGCATATTGTCCTGGGATGACATAAAACTCATCCCACTCCGGAACCATTCGTAGTATAAGTTTAAAATGGTTGTGAAGTATTGGATACCATATGTATAGTATTTTTGTGGTTATTATTGTAAATATAGGCTTGCTTCATATAGACATTCTCCCTGTGGGAATACCTGTTTTCACAGGAGACCTCGTCAGTCATTAAAATTACATGCAGGGGGTGCTCTGAGCGGTGCACCTACCTTAAGTTCATAAATTGCTTACTACTCAATATAATGAAAAAGAAAATCAAGCGGAAGGAGACGCCGCTTTTACAGTCTCCAAAACCCCCAGAGAAACGTCAGAACAGAATGTTCATTTTGTCGATGGTGACACGCCTTGGTCATATGATATTACGGCGAGTCCTGATGAGACAACTAAGCTTTCAGGATTTACTGATGCCCAACTCGGGGATTTCCTTAGCCGACCTATCAAGATCAAAGAGTATCAGTGGACGCCTGGTGTTGCGTTGTCAGTTACGCGTTTCAATCCGTGGACGGAATTTTTCAATAATGCTGATGTTCTTGATAAAATTAATCGTTATCGTAATTTGCGCTGTAATTTGCGCTTAAAAGTATTGGTAAATGGTAATAGTTTTTATTATGGACGTGCATTATTGTCGTACAATCCATTTGTTTTGAATGATGAAGTTACTGTCAATCGAGCTTTTATTGCTCAGGATTTGATTCAAGCGTCCCAAAAACCTCATCTGTTGTTGGATCCAACTACCTCACAAGGAGGTGAGATGTTGCTACCCTTTTTGTGGCATGAGAATTATCTTGACATTACCAAAGCAGGATGGGATGATTTCATGGGTGAAATTGACATTCATGATTTTGACGTGCTACAACATGCTAACGGTGGCACAGATCCGATCACCGTATCAGTGTTTTGTTGGGCTGAAAATCTCACACTTGCTGTTCCTACCACTAATCAAGCTCAAGGAGCTGTTGAGGATTGTGAACTCGATGAACTGGGTTTTCCATTGCCTTATAAGGAACAGGCTGGATCAACCAAGAAACGTTCAACAATGAAGGCTAATAATCAATCTAGTAATGATGAATTTACATCTAATGGATTGATCAGTAAGCCAGCATCTGCAATTGCTAAGGCAGCTGATGCATTGTCAATGATTCCAGTTCTTTCTCCTTATGCGAAGGCAACTTCATTGGTTTCAACTCGTATAGGTGACATTGCAAAATTATTTGGTTACTCACGTCCCCAGGTGTTAGAGGATTGTAAACCATTTACTCCACGGTATCTCGGGAATTTGTGCAATTCGGATGCTCCTGAACCTCTCGTGAAATTGTCACTTGATTCCAAGAACGAGTTATCTATTGATACTCGTGTCATGGGATTGGGAGGTGAGGATGAGTTGACTATCAATTCCATTTGTCAGCGTTGGTCATATTGGCGCCAATTTGATTGGCCTGAAACGGCAACTACTGATACTATGTTGACTTCTATGATTGTAGCTCCTTTGTACGGGCAAACTGTGACTGCAGCGCCAGTTACAGAAATTCATAGTACAGCTTTGGCATATGGTGCCTCACCTTTTGATGCTTGGCAGGGTACAATCAAATTTCGCTTCAATGTCGTTTGCTCTGAATATCATAGAGGTCGATTGCGAATTGTTTATAATCCTGTTACTAGTCCTCCAGGTGCAATACCCTTCAACCAAACATATTCGACTATTGTGGATATTTCTGAGAATAGAGATTTTGAATATGAAGTCAAGTGGGCTGATATTAGAGCATGGGCCGCAAATGTTGGGATTGATGGTATACCATCAGCGACTATTTATGATGATGTTAATCCAGTCGTTTGTGGCGGAAGTACTGATAATGGTTCAATTAGTGTTTATGTTGTTAACGAGTTGGCAACGCCCTCAATTACTGCAGCTGATGTGAAAATCCAAGTGTGGGTTGCTGCTGGGGATGACTTTGCGTTATCTGTCCCAACTACTAGAAACCTCAGCCAGTTATCAGTTTTTCAGGAGCAATCTGAAATGGCTCCTGATGCTCTTGCTACCACAGTGGATAATTCCAATTCTCCTACATGTTCTGATGAGATCCCTTCTTTTGCTCCTGGTGAGTCTATAAAAGAGGATAATCAATATTTAGTATATCAAGGTGAACGGATAGTATCCTTTAGGGAATTATTGAGGAGGTATCAATACTTTAATTCTTATTGGCCAGCAGAAGAAGGTACTGCGGCACAAATGAGGATGGTTAGTTTTAACCTTCACGATTTCCCTTATTATCGTGGTTGGGAAGCTGGCGGAGAAGATGCAGGTGTTGATTCTACAGCTGGGTCTTCTGCATATAATTTTTGCACTATGACATTGTTGAATTATCTCACACCAGCCTTTGCTTGTAGACGTGGGGGCTTGCGACACAAGTATGTTCTGAATCAACTGGGTTCAGCAACGCGAGCCGTGTCTATGGGTGTCTCTCGTCATAATTTATTGGGATCAGCTAACTTTACTTCTTCACATCAAACTGATGCAGTATTGGTTGGTGATAGACGAAAGGAATTGCAGGAAACTGAAAAACCTAGTTTAGGAGGTAGTCATGCAACTTCAGTTCAGGTACAACCTGTTCTGGAGTTTGAGACTCCATATTATACTTATGGTCAAAGGTTTGAACCTGCAAGAAGGATCAATCGTTATGCGGCATTTTTGCCACATGCACATGATCTTCACGTTGATGTGCCTGAAAATACAGCTGGTCCTGATTATCGTATTGATAGATATATCTCGGTTGCAGAAGATTTCCAGCTGGGTATGTTTGTTGGTGCTCCCATCATGTATGCCTATTCGGATCCTGTTGCAGCGTAAGGAATCTTTGGGTCAGATTCATAAACTATAACATAATTCATATATAAAAGTCTTATCTGAAGACTTGAAACTCAGATCGTAAGAGTCTCTAGATAATGAGACAGGATACTCCTCGGTGGCCGAGGGGGGGCATGGAATGCTTTTTCCATACCTAGGCGAGATGCTTATGCGTCTTACACAGTGTTCTTGATGAACCTATGGTTTTATATACAAACCTCTTGTAAGACGTTCGCGTCCTGCTTGAGTTTTGGATTTTTTACATAGGGTCACAAGTTTCTACAGTGTATGCCTAAAGTAGTATATCACTTTTCAACCGTTCTTTTGCGGTTAACCAATCCGTGCGTTGGTTGAAGAGTGTT